ATTATTGGATTTATATCCAGAAGTGAAAGAACTTGTTTTGCAACGGGAAAATCAGCTTTGATTCCCGACAAAATAATTGTAAATATGTATTAAACATACCCCGTTCCTTGATTGGTTCGGGGCTTTTGTTTATACTTAGCCATTAAAACTATAATTTATATTCATCATTCAGACGTTTTATGATCCTTTTTATTGTTGAGGCTGATAATTTATGCTTGTTTGCAAGAAAGTCCCGAATTTCGGCTTCTTTTCGTCCTTCTGCAAGCATATCTCTATACTCATAGAACATATCAAGATACATTATATCATCTGCGCTCACTCCGTTTCTGTTCATTGTAGCGAGTAGAAAGCGGCTTGATGCTAAAACCTCATATACTTTCATCTGCTTTGGGAATATAAGGTAAGAAATCAAAGCCTTTAAACTCTTTACTGTTGATGGTATGAGTTACCTTTTGTTTATCAGAAAGACCTATAATTCGGGAAACTATATTGGGGTTAAACGCACCAACAATAGCACCTTCTAATTGTTGTGTCCTGATGACATTCTCTATGCGTGTAATGACTACGGAAAAATCTTCATGACTACCTTTTTTAAAATCGTTCCAAAAGGACTTACTAACATCTAAATAAGCCATTAACCCGGTCAGAGAGTAAGGACGTTGTGTAGGGCTTTCTTCTTTTTCCTTTATTTCTCCTTTCGTTTTATTCTTGATTGCTTTCCATGGAGTCCTGTCACAATAGGCAAAATACTCACAGGCTGCTTCCCACAACTGTTCAGGAGAAGCAAAACGCTTGCTTCTCCCATGCTTGTTTCTCAACTTCCAAAATTGGTTTCCTTTAGGTGCAGACATAACTAATGTTCTTTTAATTGTTTGATTAAATCCGCTTCTTCCTGATTCTTGACTACAACGGTCAATCCTGTAGAAACTTCTCCGGAATGCTCGGTGTTCTGTTTGTTCTTCCATCTGTCAGGAGCAAGGTTTGTGAGAAGGAATATTCCGGCTCCCACATTAGGTTCAACACGGACATTTTTTCTTACTTCCTTTTTCAACTTCTTTTTCTTGCCTTCCATGTAGTATTCAGAAGAAACCTGTTCGTATTCATACCCGATGGCAGACCTTGCAAGGGAAGAAACGACATTGCGTTCTAACCCGTTTTTGAAATCTTCTTTCGCCTTTTTTATAGCATTCCCGAAAGTTTCATTTTCCATCCATCGGTAATAGGTACTCTTTCCGATTCCCATTACATTACAGAAGTCAATAAGCTTTGCACCGCCATAATCTATAAGTCCGTTTTCACATACCCAGTCAACGCACTTTTGAATTGTTTCTTCATTAAATTTTGCCATATCTTCAGTAGTCTTTTATATTTAATCATTAAATTACAAATCTCCCAGATGATCCAGAGCTTCGTCCGGTATTTCCATATTTATAGCCTCCTCCATAGAGATAGAATGTCCCAAATACTCTTCTAAAAGCATTTTTCTAGTTTGATTGGCCTGTTCGGTAATACTCCGAATCTTTTCTTCTACATTTTCTTCCATGTCATTACAATTTTAAAAGTTTACACTCGCATATATCGTTCTCTTTGGTCTTTATCTCTATGATAGCCAGATAACAACCATATTGAGCCAAATAAACCGGTATATCCATCTCTAAGTCCCGCAATTCGATACTGTTAAGACGGATATACTCGGTCACTACCTTTGCATTATTGATTAGTCCTTTGTACGTCTGATAGTTATTTGCAATTAAGGTATTCCATTCTAGCCCCTTGAATATTCCCTTTGTGCCATCAAGAAGTAATATCCGAGGATTGGCTTTATTATACTGTAGTTCTCCGTTATCGTTGTAGGAATACAAAGGAATATAAGCAACGTCTCCTTTTGTACTGCAGGCGGAGAAAGGCAAAGTGATAGCATCACGTTCGTACTCTATCGTGGCATCATCAACCTGGATATTTCCATCATAGTTTCCCATGACATTATCATCTTCTTTATACCGGAACCAGTTGTTTTGAGCAATGTTATCAAGGGTGTACTGTAAGTTTCTTGGCGTTACGCTATTATAAGCCATTATCACACGATTCGTCCAGTCTACAGCTTTAGATTTGTTTGCAGACAGATTATCGAAGGGAATAAACTTGATCCCGTTTTCGCCATCCGGTAAGGCAAACAAACCGACCATTGAGGCAACGGCTTTAATGAAGTCTATTTGCTTGATGTCCGGAAGATTGGGAACTAGAGGAAATTTCTCACCAAAAGATATTTCACCCTTAGTCTTTAGATACAGATTTATATTACTATCAGATTCAATAAAACAAGAATTTTGATCTATGGATGGTCTTGGAGTAAGACTTAAATCAAATTTATACCCATCTTTTATATCTACTTCATAACTAAATTGAAAATAAAGAGATTTATATCCGTCTTTTTGTTCTATTTGAGGATATATAGTTTTACTTATTACAGGAGATGTATTTGCGCTATCTTCATATACGTTAAGTATTATAGGATAATCGGATGAAGATGTACTATATGTATATTTTATTCCAATATATATTTCTCCACTTATTAGTGAAGCTTCATAATTTGATTTCAAGAAAGTGTTTTCTGAAAGAATCTCTCCATAATTCTGTTGTGTAGCATCTGGGATTGAAAAAACAACATCGCAAGAATTAAATCCGTCATATCTAAGACCTGAAGCCTTTATAATAAATGGGAACTTATCAAAAAGGGGTTGTGAATCATTCCTTGTCAAAAGAGGAATAATCATTTTGTTTATAACAGTAAGCTTGTCAGACGGGAAATTAAATGTCACTCCGCTTTCTTCTTGAATCCTATAAAGTATCCACCATACAGGTACTACTGGATGACGCCAAACGTTTGGATCATTAGAGTTAAACCCGTAGTCAATACGTGGAAATCTTTCCGAATTTTCTCCCCAATTTTCCCAAACAACCCAATCTGTACCCTCAACTGTTCCATATTCCAAATCCGTTAGCTTCTTGCCATCGTTTACTACACTGGCGAAGTTAGTGACATTACCCCAGGTAAGAGCTATTTCTATTGATTCATTAATCTCTAGCAATACTACAATTGCATCTTTGATTATCTCAATGCCATTCCGTAATAACGTACCTTTATGCTTTAGGTACGGATAACGGCTTATTGAACTGGGAAGATGTGCGCACTCAATCAAAGCCAGATTCTTTGCTGTTTTAGGAAGTTTTATCGTATAACTGCTATTACTTATAATTTTACTAATATCGGTTAGCAGGTTACTTTTATAGCTCAAAGTAATATCCGTCTTATTAAGATCGGCTTTTGTGTTATTGATATATAATTCATCTCTTGTCATAGCATATTTTTTATTTATACCGGGTAGACCATCCGAAGCAGACCTACCCGGTATCGGTTATACAATCTTTGCCAGTGCGGAAATGAGTTTTTCCAGTTCTTCGCCTTCAATGGAAAAGCCGGGCTCCTCTCCGCTATCTTCCCTTACTTGTCTGGCTTCATCACTTTCATCAATGGTGATAACTGCGAGATTGGCCGGTGTTTCGTCCGGGTTTATTCCTCTGTATACCGTGATTTTGTCTACGAAAGATTCCGTTTTAAGATCTATTCCAGATTTTGGCAGTTCTTCACTACCTAATTTTAGCAACTGAATCCCCAGTTTACGGGCTTCTTCCGCATTTAGGTGTACGGTGTTCTCTTCTGTTATGGATTCCCCGTTTACTGTTTTAGTGATAAGGACTTCGTTGTTGTCACCTCTTCTCACATAAAGATGTTTTTCACTATCTTTTCTTACTCCGAAAAATGTTTCTTGTTTCATGACCTAAAAAATTAAATTGGTTAATAAAATATTTGTTCTCTAATTCTTTTGCAACGATTAGACAAACACCTATCCGGTAATACTTTTCCTCGCTTGATGGGCGTTTACTTGAATGGTTCTTTTTAAAATTAGCCTACGAAGGTTTTATAAACCCATTATCTAAATAATATCTCGCTTGCTCATATTTTGGGAATGTCAAAGCCCAAAAACCAAAAGCATTGTCACCGGGATAGCTAACACAGTTAAATCGTTTGTTTATCTTGCGTTTGAACACTTCATAAACGATTGCTCCTCTCGGAAATATACGCTTGTATAAGTAAACTTCAGTTTGGGGATTATATCCGATTTGGATAAATCGCTCTTTGTTCTTAATGAACTCTTTTTCTAATTCTTTAATTGCTTCCATAACTTTTAAATGTTGCTCTCGCTCATTTTAAGGTGAGCGAAAATGATAATCTATTCTTTTGGGTACTCTTGCTCATCTGGCAGATGAAAGTGATTTTCGCTCGCTTTATTTTGGCTAAATATATTTTTTTGCTCGTTTATCTCTTCCAGACCAAATTCTACTCTCGGATTCCGTCGGTCTATCCGTTTCTCCGCATGAATCTCAAAACATAGGCTGTCATTTGTAATAGCCTCCACCATTTGCAAGCAGTCAAGGATCGTTTTTAGAGCATTATCCAGGTCGAAGCGAATATTTCCATGCCAAACACGAATAAATAGCTTGAAACGACCGGAAATGCGCTTTCCTCGATACTTCTTGCATTGTAGGCAGAAGGATTTCTCATACTCCCTGATTCGGTCGTTTTTGATGATCCGTTTCTGGCCGTCTTTGCCCGGTACGGCTTGATAGTTGTTTGCTTTCGCTATCACTTGCCCGTATATTATTTCTATTTCCATACTCAAACGTTATATGTTATTTGCCGGGAAACTCCTATCTCTTTGGCATAAGCCATTATTTCACCAATATTCATACCTTTCTGTGTATGCCGTTCCCGAAGAAGAACGTCCGCCACGTCCCAGTTATCCGGTAATCCTTCACATATCCGGCTAACTGTTACATCTATTCCGGCGCTGTGCAATATTTCGGCTTTTTCTTCCCATTTTGCCAACATTCCACTATCAGGATATAAAACTACTCTTTTGCCTGATAACGGCTTGAAAACGGCTGTTTCCGTCCATTTGCATCCGTTACAGCCTCCCGTTGCTATCCAAGTGATTTCGGGCATCAAAATAGAGCATATAAGGGCTGATTTCTCACTTTCAACAATTCCTATCCGGTATGAGGCTTTTATTAAATGGCAACCGAAGAATGTTTGCTGAAGATTAGCCTCATAGTTTTTGAGAAGCGTTTTCCCGGCAAACCAAATCTTATCCATCGGTCGAGTATCTGGAATATACTTTTGCGCTTTATCGCTCCACATCTCCGCCCGGTCTTGTTTTTTCATCCGTTTTCCCGTATTGGGATTATAAGCCATAACCTTTAGTTGGCATAATTTGCCTTTTTCGTTAATCTGTGGAAAGGTTGTAGATAATCCGTCACTGTTTCTCCAGTGGCGAGACGTCCCGACATGGTAGAGATCAAACACCCGGTTTGCCTCAACATCTCCGAACTCTTTAGACATAAACCGGAATAGATTGTTTCTGTCTCGGTGTGTATCTGTTGCCAACAACGAAGAAGGTAGATAAGATACGGGAATTGCTTTAGGTGGTTCCGGCTGTTTCCATGTGGTAAACTCATTTCGTTTATTGGCCGGGTGTGCCTTGAAATATTCCGAAGGTGTCAGATGATAGCCGCAACGTTCCCGGTTGCAACGTCCGCACGATTCATCAATAGGAACATTCCTTTCATCAACATAATAAGTAAATTCTCCTTTATGTCCGCATTGCGGGCAGGTGTGGCGGGTACTCGTTCCTGCGTATTTTTGTAGGTGATATGTATGTTCACTCATAAATCAAAATCTTTAAATTTTATAGCACCGTATTAATAACCGTATTTTTACCGTATTTTTGCCGTATACCGTATTAACCGTATTCACCCCCTTCTATAGAAGGGGGTGAATACGGTAGAAAAGTACGGTACGGTAACGGTTATTAAAATGGTAGTGTATCATTAGCTTTTTCAATCTTTGGCAGGTAATAACAGCCTACCTGATTTTTGATAATATATCCATTCTCTACCGCTTTCGTTCACTCCAAGATGTAGCATTACTTTCTGTCTTAAATCCGAATAGGTTATAGTTGCCGGATATTGAGGCATGATACTTGATAAAGTCTGTTGTAGTTTATCCGTTTTTGCTTCAATGGGTATGTATTCAGCTTCAACGGGAAGCCCTTCCAAAACCATAAATGCAAAGTCCATCGGTCGCATATCTCTAGTTTTAGCCCATTTGCACAACGTTACATCTCCTTTAGCCTCCGCAAAAATCGCTGTTTCGCACTTCCGCAAGGCCTCCGATCCAAGATGTCCCCGGGCTTTTTCACTTCCTACATTGGCGTGAATGACTGTCAGAACGTGGCAATCATATTCCTTTGTAAAAGCCATTAAATCATTAATTACAGACGTTGATTGCTCCGAACTGTTAGGGTCGGCTATTAGATCACTAACTCCATCAAGAACGACAAAATCAGGATGATATAGATTCATGCACGCATAAAAGATTTTATGTCTTATTGGCGGCTGATACTCTCTCAACATGTGAATAATGATATTATCTGAATTGATGTTGGTTGGAAGCCCTGCAATGCGGTGTAGTCTCCGACCAATCTTCGCCACGTGCCCCGGTGCTTGCTCCGTATCAATCCAAAGTAACTTTCCAGATCCGTTTGGGTTATCTAATCCCATACACCCGTTTTCATTCAGGAACGCCCCGGCAATACCGGAACATAGAAAACTCTTTCTTGCACCGGGTAAACCAATAACGAAAGAAAAATTTCCCCGGGTACATACAGGTAGGTTTCCTTTTGATACGAGCATTTGCGGATCGGGTATATTTTGTGATAAGTCCAGGCGGCTACATTGAATAGCATCCATTATATCGGATGGAATCTCAATCACAGGCTTTTCAAATTCGCTAACAATCTGTTTTATTGCTTCACTCATTGCCATTAACCTC